ATTCAGAACCGCGTGAACCTTGCCACGCAGGAAGCCCAGAAGATCGACCCGACCACCAAGAACCTGCTGGCAAAGTTCTATGGTCTGGGGACTGGCGACATTGCCTCCTACTTCCTCGACCAGAACCGGGCCCTCCCTGTGATCAAGAGGCAGTACGCGACGGCGAACATCGCAGCCTCCGCCCAGAAGGCGGGCCTTGCCGTCACCGATATCGGGCACTACGAGAACCTTGTCGACCAGGGCGTGACGGCTGACGCCGCTGCCCAGGGTTACGGCATGGTCAAGTCGCTGAACGACGCGGTGGGCCGCAGCGCGGCCCTGTACGGAGACACGTACACGCAGACCGACGCTGAGAACGACGTGTTCTTCAACCAGAACGACAAGCGCCGCCAGATCATCGCCAAGGAGCAGGCGACATTCAATGGTCGCTCTCGCGGTGACACTGGAAGCGCCCAGCGTCAAAGCTACTGATGTCAGAGGTTGACCACTTGATCGAATGTGACAACTGTGGCCAGCCTCTCGACGGCACCGCATGCCGGTGGCTCTGCCCCCGCTGCGGCATGAAACTCAACTGCTGCGAAGGGGCCCCCCAGCCGGGGAATTGAGCCGCCTGAGACGACTCACTCGGAGAACCACGGCTGAGGGGCCAGCAGCCCCGCTCGGGATCGGGGCGCGGGCGCAACGCTAGCACGTCGCCCTACCTGACACAAGACTCCCCATCGTTCCACGCCGACAAGGCGATGGGTGTACCAGTCGGCACCACCGGGAGCCACGTTTCCTGTCCCCTCGGGATTCGTGCGGCCCACAACACAAGGGAGGTCCGCGTGAGCGGCTACGAAAACAACTGGTCCGAGGACGGCTTCGAGAACGAGGCGCAGTCCCAGGGCGGCGGAGGTCTCCGCAAGATGTTGGAAGACACCCTGGCCGAGAATCGTCGGCTGGCAGCTCTTCTCAACTCGCAGCGAGAGGCCGACGCGACGGCTCTGTTGAAGGACAAGGGAATCGACCCGGCTTTTGCCGAACTGATCCCGCAGGATGCTGACCCGAAGGAATGGATCGACAAGTACGGTCCCCTGATCGGCGTCAAGCAGGAAGTGACCCCTGTGGAGGAAGAGAAGCAGAAGTCTCCCGAAGTGCGGATGTCTGATGACAACAACGATCCGGCTATCGTCGCCCGCCGTGCCGAACTGGCAGCCGAGCGCGAAGTCCTCGAAGAGATGCAGCACGCCGCGGAAGAGGGTCTACCCGCCTCTGTCCATGATGATCTTCTCAACCAGATGGAGAAGATCGAGTCCGAAGAGGAACTTCTGAAGTTCTTCAAGCAAAACGGAGCTCCCGTGGACTGAGGCATAGCCCATGAAACCCGACATCAAGAAAGGCGGTGTATCCGCCGAGATGAAGAGATGTGGGAAGTGTGGCGACTCCAAGCCTCAATGGTGCTTCAAACCACGACGCAAGAACTGCGACGAGTGCAACTCGAAACATCGAAGGCGTCCAAACCATGACGCTCGTGCCCGAGCAGCGTGGGCATACGGACTTCGGAAACTCGGATTGGAACCCGAGGACTACGACCGCATGTTTGAAGAGCAAGGTGGCACCTGTGCCATCTGTCGAAAACCAGAGGTTTCCGGCAAGCGTCTAGCAGTTGATCACGACCACGAGACAGGCCGTATTCGCGGCCTCTTGTGTCGCAACTGCAATGTCGCCCTCGGACTTCTGAAAGATGATGTGGAGCGCCTACGGAACGCTCTCCGCTATCTGGCGGTATGCGATAGTTAACGCATACACTGACATCGTTTCGGGTGCCTCACTCGGTACCAATCTCGTCAAGACTGGTTACGAGAAGCTCGTCGCGTTCAAGCTGCGCTCCGAGCCCCTCTTCCGCCGAGTGGCTGACACCCGCGCTACCTCGCTCACCAACCCGGGTAGCACCATCACCTTCAACCTGTACAACGACCTGACGGCAGACACCACCACTCTTACCGAGACGGTGGACCCTGACTCGGTGGCTGTCCCGGCGACCTCTACGGTTTCCGTGACCATCAACGAGATGGGCAAGACGGTCATCCCGACCCTGCTGCTCCGCACCCTGACCTTCTCCGACGTGGACCCGGCTGTTGCCAACCTCGTCGCTCGGGATCAGGCGGAGTCTGTGGACCTTCGGGTTCGTGCAGTCCTCGACGCTGGCACCAACGTTGCTCGATCCAATGCGGGCGTCCCGTCGACCACGAAGGCCCTGAACACCCTGACCACGGGTGACGTGTTCAAGTCCCAGATTCCTGCCACCATCGTCGCGAAGATGCGCGGTGCCAACGTGGTCGAGAAGATGAGCCAGAACACCTTTGGTGCCTTCATCCACCCCGACGTCGCTTACGACTTCCGTCGTGAGACCGGCGAGCTCGGGTGGCGCTTCCCGCACAACAACGTCGCTCCTGACAGCCTCTGGCTGGAACAGGTCGGCATCTTCGGCGGCGTCTCGTACATCGAGTCGCCCCGCTGCAAGGTTGCCGCTGACGGTGCGACTGGCAAGGCCGTCTACCGCACCTACTTCTTCGGTGCGCAGGCTCTTGCTGAGGTTGTGGCTGTCGAGCCGCACCTGATCATCGGCCCGGTCACGGACCCGATGATGCGATTCCGTCCGCTGTCGTGGTACGGCCTTGCTGGGTGGTCTGTGTACCGCCAGGAAGCTCTGTGGCGCGTGGAGACGGTTTCCACCATCGACACCTTCTGATTGGTGTTATGGGTGGCCCTCTTCGGGGGGCCACCCTCCCCATCTTGCAACACTGACACGCAGGAGTCCTTGTGCCGACGTTCTCACCGCCCACTCACGAAGAGGGCATTCGAACCACCGAGAAGCCGCTGTGCTACTACCGACTCACGCACGCGACCTCAATTGTTCGCGTCAACGGCGTCCTCACCGCCGTCCGCAGTCCTTCGCAGGATGCGCTCACCGCGGCTGGAACTGAGGGCGTCGACTTCTTCATGGGTGGCCGCGTCTACACCGTGTCATCCGCGACGGCCACCGAACTAACCAACGCCGGATTCGGAAGCGGCCTGTCATGAGAATCTTCCACGTTGCGTGGCCTATCCGAAAACACATCGAGAACAGCCTGCGGGGAATCCGCAAGGCGGCTCGTCTGGGCTACTACGACGCCATCGACCTTGACATCTTGATCACCAAGGACAACGTGATCGTTGTCTGCCATTGGGATCGCCCGCTTCTCAAGGACGAGTTCTACGACTCTGCCCACCGCATTCAGGTACGGGCGATGGTTCGTGAACTGACATGGGAGCAGATCAAGGGACTGCGCGCCCCAGGTGGCTACCGGATTCAGCGCATCGAGACCGTTCTGCGCGAGTGCGCGCGAGACAAGATCATCGCCTATCTCGAACCGAAGGACGACAAACGGTTTGAAGAGGACTGGCCGTGGCAGCACATCGTTGCCTGTGCCAAGGAGTACGGCACCCGTGTCTGGGTCCGCTCCATTCGCAACTTCGCCACCCCTGGGGCTGGCGTCCGCCGTGTTGAGGCAGCCATTCGCAACGGCATTCCGCGCCGACACACGTCGATCATCAACAAGTAAGAGGGATTTGACCATGGGTATTCGCATCGACGGAGTAGACCTGAGCCATTGGCAGGCTGGCATCAAGATTGATTGGGCCAAGGCCAAGGCGGCGGGAGTGAAATTCGTCGTCCACAAGGCCACCGAGGGCACGACCTATGTCGACCCGTCTTACGCCAGTCGACGCACCGAGGCCCGCAACAACGGAGTCCTCTTCGGGGCCTATCACTTCGCCCGCCCTCAGGTCGGGAACGCCCGAGCTGAGGGCAAGTGGTTCCTCGACCACGCTACGCCCACCAAGGGTGAACTGGTCCCCATGCTCGACCTTGAAGTGAACGACCACAACATGACCCAGGCCCAGCTCACCCGCTGGGTTGCCAACTGGTTCCGGTACGTGTTCAACCACTCCAACGCGAAGCGCGCCTTCCTCTACACGCACTACGACCTCGACTCCAAGCCGAAGGGCGTCTTTCTCTGGGTGCCGCGGTACAGCAACGGCAACCTCGCGCCTCGGGTACCCGCCCCGTTCAAGTTCTGGCGAATCTGGCAGTTCTCTAACGGCCAGTACGGCGTCCCGAACTACGTCCCCGGGATCGGGCACGTCGACATCAACCATGTCCGCGCTATCTTCCCGCGCCGCATGCTGCGCCGCTACTACACGATCTGATGGGCGAGAACTGTTCAGCGTCCTGTCGGACGAAGGATCACGCCACCTGGGGTGAATGCGTTCGCTCCAAGAATCTCAAAACGGCGTACATGCAGGACTGGAAGGGCAAGGACGCGACCGTGCAGAAGCGGGCGGACAAGAACCTCGACCAGTACGAGAAGGCCCGGAGTTACGGGATTCAGCCGAAGTCCACGCGCCCTGCTGACGTGCAGGCCGCGATTCGCAGAAGCGAACAAACAGGAACCGCCTTCCAGGCATAAGGAGCAGAAATGGCAAGGCTTTTTGGGGACCGTACCTATGCGGTCATTCAGGCGTCTGCCGCCAAGACGGCGACGTTCCAGACCCCGGCGTTCGATGAGGGATGTCTCGATGTCGTGAACATCCTGCTCGACGTCACCGCTGTCACGGGAACCAGCCCGTCGATGACAGTCAACGTGGAGTGGTCGCACGACGGGGCGACGTGGTTCGCAGGCGATCCCGTGGACGCCTTCACCGCGATCACCGCGGCCACCAAGCAGGTCAAGCAGTTCACGGTCAAGGGCCTCTATGGTCGCCTGAATTGCACGATCAGCGGCACCACTCCCTCGTTCACCTTCGCCGCGTACTCCGTCGTCGGGAGCTGATTGAATGTCCACCCTTGGCGACCTGATCAATAGCATCGCCGCATCGCTGCACTCGTACACCGGGGTTCAGGAGAATGGCACCTACCTGACCACAGGAGTCGATGCCAGCACCCTGTCCTTCCCTGTCGCGTCCAGTGACCAGGTGATGCGCGGGATTGCCGAGGTTGACGACGAGCTCGTGTATGTCGATGTGGCCGACGCCAACGTGCTGACCATCACGCCCTTCGGGCGTGGCTACCGCGGCTCTACTGCCGCGAGTCACCTTGCCAATGCCCAGGTGACGTCCGACCCGTCCTTCCCTCGGGCCGAGATTCGCAGGGCGATTGACCAAGTGATCCTCGGACTCTACCCGAACCTGTATCAGATCAAGACGACGACGCTGGCCTACAGCCCAACTCCCATCGGCTATCAGCTGCCCGCCGACGTGGACAAGATTCTGGACATCAAGTTCAAGTACACCGGCATTCCGACGAACTACTGGCAGCCGGTCTACGACTGGTCCTTCGATCCGACGTCGGCAGAGGCCACGGGCAAGGCCCTGAACCTGTTCGACACGCTCCCGGTGGGCTCGTCCATCCGTGTCGTCTATCAGGCCCCGTTCGGGACCTTCTCTTCGTCCAACGACACGCTGGCCTCGGTTGGCCTGAAGGACGACTGGCAAGACCTGATCACCTACGCCGTCTCGGCAAGGCTGATCCGCTTCCTTGACCCGGCGCGGCTCCAACTGCCTGCCGTCGAGAACGCCACCCGTTCTCAGTACGTCGCCGCTGGCGATGCCGGGAAGGTGGCGAACCAGATGTACGCGATGTACCAGCAGCGGCTGAACGAAGAGCGCCGCAAGTTGCTGGACCTCACTCCGCCCAGAATCAACTTCCAGGGGTAATCCATGACTGTCCGGTACTACGCGAACGCCCCCGCAACCACGCTTTCTGCGAGCTGCTCAAACACGCAGACGGTCCTCTCGATGACCTCGGTCAGCGGCTTCCCGATCCAGTTCCCGTACACCCTGATCATCGACCGTGGGACCGCCTCCGAAGAGGCGGTGTCGGTTACTGCTGCCTCGGGCACCGATCTGACGGTCACGCGAGCTATCGACGGCACTACGGCGTTCTCTCACTCCATCGGCGCAGCCGTGGAGCACGGCATCACCGCCCAGGACGTCCGCGAGCCGAACGCTCATATCAACTCGGCCACCGCTGTCCACGGCGTCACTGGAGCGCTTGTCGGCACCACTGACGCTCAGACCATCACGAACAAGACCATCAACCTGACCAACAACACGCTCACGGGCACGCTCGCTCAGTTCAATGCGGCTGTCAGCGATGCCGATTTGGCTCCCGTCGCGTCCCCGGCATTCACCGGAAATCCCACCGCTCCTACGCCCACGGCTGGCGATAACGACACGTCTTTGGCTACCACCGCCTTTGTTCAGGATGCGATCAATACCGCCGTCGCTGCGGCGAAACTGGCGATGTACCCCGTGGGCGCGCTCTACATGTCGGTCACCGACACCAATCCCGGCACGTTTCTTGGTGGCACGTGGGTGGCGTGGGGCTCGGGGCAGGTTCCGGTCGGCGTCGACACGCTGCAAACCGAGTTCGATACCGTCGAAAAGACGGGTGGCGAAAAGACCCATACTCTGACCTCGGCAGAGATTCCTGCGCACACCCACCCCGTCACCGTAGGAGCCTCTAGTGCCGTTGGCGGCACCGCCTCTTCCACTGTTGCTAGCGGCAGTTCGTTCTACACTACGTCCGGGACTATTGGAAACATCGCCGTTGGCAATAACACTGGCGGCGGCGGGGCTCACAACAACTTGCAGCCGTACATCACCTGCTACATGTGGAAGCGTACTGCGTAATGTCCTTCCCCCAGAGACTTCCTGCCGCCCTCGGGGATCGCATCGCCTCTGCCTCAGGGGTCCTCTATAACCGGCAGGGCCGCGAGTTCGACTGTGCCATTGGCGGCATCCCTTTCATGCTCGCCACGATCCCGGACATGCCTCAGAGCGTCGAGACGATCAAGGTCCGCAAGGACCAGTTCGACACCGAGGACCCGGGCGAACAGAGTCTGACCGGCTATTGGCGTCGGTCCCAGGCCACGTTCCACGAAGGCGCCGGAAACCTCTACCAAGAGACGACGCTCAACCCCACTTCGCTTCGAGTCATCCCCGGAAACGGCTTCTATGCCTCGTCCGGCGTAGACGTGTTCTCCGAGCAGGGTCGCCTGACCCTGCTCAAGAAGATGAAGCAGGCCAGCGGGTCCGCAGCTCAGTACACGCACATCCGGTCCTACGCGGTCAACAGCGTACGAACCAACCTCTGCACGAACCCTGGCGCAGAAACCGACCTCACCGGCTGGACCTCGGTGGGCTCGGGCGGCGCAACCGCGCCGACCATTGCCCGCTCCACCGCTCGCTCGCTTGGGGGCGCGGCCTCGGTACTCGCCACGTTCGTCGGGGCCGGTACGGGCATCGTCCGGACGCCCATTCTTGCCACGACGGCAGGGCAGCAGTACACCGTCTCGGCGTATGTCTACGTCCCCACGGGATCGGTCGCCATCAAGATCGCCGTCGGCGGTGTCGGCTTCGGTCCCAAGACCACTGTCAACGACTCCTGGGTGCGACTGTCCATGACCTTCACGGCCACGGGAGCAACTCATCAGGTCGAGTTCTGGTCGGACACTCCGGCCAGCGATGCGATGACGTTCAACGTCGATGACGTCCTCTTTGAGAACAGCACCGTCCTTGGCGACTACTTCGACGGGTCCAGTCCGAACTGTGCGTGGACCGGCACGGTCAACCTCTCGACCTCGACCCAGACCATCTCTTCTGCGGGGGCCTCGTTCAGCGCCGTGGGAGACGGCGCTCTGCACACGTCGACCATAGTCTCTGGCTCCTACTCCGCGTTGCACTCTGTCGGCGGCAAGACCATTGTCGACGGGCTGCTCGCCGGTACCTACTTCTATGACGTCGCCTCTGATGGCACGCTCTACCAGGGCCTGACGTCCTCTCCTGGGACGGCGACCACGTGGCCCTGTGGGACCGGGCCCACGCGACTCGGTTGGGGCAAGCACCGCCTCTGGGTCATCGGCGGTCGCAAGCTCTGGCAGCCCGACCTCACCCTCGCAGGAGGGTCGTCCCAGAACCCGATCTTCACGCACCCGAACCAGGGCTGGAACTACACGTGCATGGCCGAGGGTCCGAGCGCGATGTACTTCGGCGGGCATGACGGCTTCCAGTCCTCGGTCCAGGCTGTCTCGTTCGACGCTGGCGGCAACATCCCTGCACTCTCCGGTGCCACCGTTACCGCCGTCCTCCCGGACGGCGAACTGGTTCAGGAG